GTTGTCCTTGTGTTTGATACAAAGTCTTTTCATCTGCAATAGCTTCAATCTGGAAGTTATCCTTATCTACTTGAACTTGCTCCATAAGCTGTGACCAGCCATCTGTGTTAAATAAGTCAAAGTAGTTCTCGTAATGTTTTACATTTTCTGGTGTCATACATTCTCCCAATAGGTGTATGTGTGGTTATGTTTATTTTTTAGTTGTAGTCTTTCTAGTTGTTGCTGGCTTAGGTGTATAAGCCTTTTCTAAATCTGTAATACGTTTATCTATTGCTTTCAGGATGTTGTTGATTTCTATCAGCACCCCATCAAGTTCTTGCTTAGTTACCATTAGGTCTCCTCATTTGCATTTCTACAATATCTTCTTTTACTTTTAACTCTTGCTGTTTTAAGCTAAGCTCTGCCATCTTGACAGCTTGTGCAAACTCATCAGGTGGTAGGGTCTTAGCAATAGCTTCAATACGGTCAGTCTCTTCTGCCACAGGTAGTAGCTGTGTCTCAACATTGTTTTGTTGAACTCGACTTTGTATCTCTGCATTTTGTAGTTGGATTTGTTGCAAGTTAGCCTTGGCAATCTCAAGCTCAAACTGCTTACGAATAACCTCTTCTTGTTGTGCTTGTGGGTTTGGCTGATTAGCTTGCTCGATACCTGCAAGGATTTGTTCCCGTTTAGTAAGATTCATAGACTCAACAATAGATTGAACTAGGAAGCTGTACATAGGACTTTCAGGAGGCATAGTTTGTAAAAGCTGTACTAGCTGTGTGACTTCATACTCACGAGCAATGATGCCGAGAGAACTAGAAGCTACAAACTTATGGTCTTGTGCTTTGTAAAGCTGTGGGTCAAACTGCATATAGCGATGTGCAGCTTTAGTAACGAAGGGAATTAGGAAGTTATCTTGGAAGTTAAGTAACGTACGCTTATGCCTCTTGATAATCGCACCTAACGACATAGAAATACCAGCAGCAGTTGCTTCACCATTCATAGCGTTCTGCATACCAACAGTATCTACTGCACCTGTAGCTTGCTGTACCATGTTTTGTAGCTGTGCGCCTTGTGTAAAGGTAATGTTATCTACAGCACCAAACTTAAATGGTTGTAATATCTCTGCTGGATTACCGTTAGTAAGCAAAGTTTTACCCGGGCGTATCTCAAACTGAGAGCCTCTAGGCATACGACTAGCATCTACTGCCATCATAGGGTGTACAGTAAGTGCAAGAGCGTCTATACGCGCACGTAGCTCTGTATCTAGGGCTTTTTGACTGTTATAACCCTTCTCACAGATACCACGACCCCAGAATTTACTAGGTACTGCATCCCATTTGAACGCTACAATAGGTCTATCTTGCATCATAAACGGGTTAGCTACTACTTTAAGTAGGGTATCTCCGTTAGCAATTACTACCATAGCCTCAATATAGCCAGATTCTTGTTCTTGTTCTTCACCTAACGCTACAGCAATCTCATCTTCTTCTAGTTCTTCACCTTCTGCCTCATCGAACAGGGCTTTCGGAACTAATCCGTAGTAGCGAGTAAGGCGAACCCTATCATCTACGTTTATTGTAATATCTTGGTCAGCTTCTAGGTCATCATCTGCTGCAACAGTCTCTACATCTACGTCACGATAGACACCTTTTTCAATATCTATCTCTACTTGATGTAGTGGTACGTACATATCTACTGCACAACCTAGAGCTTCTTCGATAGATGTAGCTAGCGGGTCGATAAGGAAGTTCTGAGGCATAATAGGGCGTAGCTTAACTAAGAACCTATCACGCTCTATGACACCTACAGCTTGCATTTGACCATCTGGTGTAGGTTGCATAGCTGGTATGTTTTCTTTGGTTTCTTCTATATAGATTTCACCAATACCTGTACCGTATACAGCAGCGTTAAGAAGACATTCTGAAATACAAGTTCTTGCTTTGGCAAAAGTCATATCTTCAGAAAGTTGATTCTTTAAAAACTCTACGTCTTGAGAGCCTGTAGTGTCTTGCATATCGTCTTTAATATCGAACCAGCTACCTCTACCAAAGGTTGCCTCTTCTACCTCAGCTACAGACGATTCTACTGCTTGCTGTAGTGCAGGTGTAATAATACGAGAGCGTTCAGTTTGTCTTAGGCTATCTTCCTTAGACCAAATACCACGCCATAATCTGTAATACTCTTCATGTGATACACGATAGTTATCGTCATAGTGGTCACGCCACCCTTCACACTTGTCCATAACCCACTGTTCTAGGTTAATGTTGTTCAATAGATTATCTTCATTTTCCATACTTTACCCTAGTTGGCTAGTTTTCTGTTAGTTGCCCCTCCTTCAGAGGAGCTTTTTTTAGCTGCTTCCGAAGCCTCTTCATAAGCCCCTTTTGGAAACCTTGGAAACTTGACCTCATTTTCTTTTTCGTACTTATACGCTAGTCTTGCTGCTGTCCTTGGAGAAACATAAGTAGGGTCTCCTTCAGGGCTCCACCATAGAGAAGGTATATTCCATACTTTTCCATCTGGAGAATCCTCAGAGATTATTATTTCTGTAGATGGTTGACCAAAACCTATATCTTGTGGTTTCATAGTCTCTGGGTCGAAAGGGATTAGGTTAGGTAGTTCATCCCTATCAGGCAGGTCTAAAGGTATTACTTTTTCCATATCCATACATTAATATCCAGCTATTGGGTCTATAAATTCAAAGTCATCTTCATACTCTATATCGTACGCGTAACTAACTTTAGCTAGTTGGTCTATGTACGCTAGGGAGTCGATAAGGTCATCGTGAACTAGGGGGTTAGGGAACTGGAATAATTCATCTAGGAACTCTGAGTTCCAATCTCCAGTGTTGAGAGTAATAGCACCATTTTCAAACCTACCTTGTAAGCCCCAAATGACCCTATCTATTTTTCTTTTGTTACCATGTGTTAGTTCTTCTACACGAAAGAACTTCTGCCTAGACTTTTGTAAGTCCATAAGATAAGGTAGTACAGCGTTCTTTAACGCCCCCTTCTCAATACCAACAGAGATAGGTTCATACTTTAGTACAGTCCTAAATATCTTCTCTGCTGTCTTTTTAATATCCCACCTGCCGTAGATAATATCTTCTACGTACCACCCTTCTTCATTTACTTTAACAACGCTAATAGCCGTTTGGTCAAGTTTCTTAGCTTTCGATGTAGCAGCTTTAGATACGTCTGCAAAACCAGCCAAGTCAATAGCAATGTAATAGTCACCAATTTCTGGAGCTTCTTCACTAAACTTAACCCAATCTTCTTTAAATATTTCACTACCCATTGCCTCAAACGATGCCATGAACTCTTGCCTAAACGCAAAAGAACTCATAGTCTTTTTAGCAGCTTCTATCTCTTCTTCTGCTAGTAGGGGGTTGTCATACGAAGTAAAGTGCCAAGCCTCTAGTGTAGGGTCATCTCCTAATTCAGCTTGTTTGTACAGCTCATAGAAGTGGTTACGACCCATAGGAGTTCCGATAAACAAAGCACTACCTTGTTGGTCAGCTAGGGCAGGACGAAGGATTTGGTCAAACACTGCTGGCTTCATATCAGCGTATTCATCCAATACTAAGAACTTAAGAGACACACCACGCATAGTCTCTGGTCTATCTGCACCCTTCAAGCTAATGGTAGCCCCATTAACTAATGTAATCTGGAGGTTGTTAATATGACTAGACTTGATTACTGGATGACCTAACTCTAATAGAGTAGTCCACATAATATCTCTTGCTTGCCCTTGTGTGGGGGCTACGTAGAAAACATGACCCTTCTCTAGCTGGAGAGCGTTTACGATAAGTAACCAAGCAGCTAGTCTGGATTTACCAGTACGTCTACCAGCAGCTACTATCTTAAATCTAGTTTCACTATTCCAAACATCTTGTTGCCAAGGAAGTAGTTTAATACTGAGGTCGTTACTCATTTAATAAAAGATGATGCCCTACCTAACCAACCCTTTATAAACTCTTGTTGGCTTGGGTTTTTATTAACAATTTGTTTGTAGAAGTTTGACCTTGAGTTTACTAGTGAGTTGTTAAAACCAATAGGATTATCTTTTATCGCTTTTAAAATAGCTTTTTTAGTAATGGGTCCAGCCTTACCATCATCTTTAATGTTACCTATTGCCCTCTGAATAATTCGTACAGTGTTGCGATACCCATGATTAACTGCCATATCAACTACTTGCTCAAAAACATCAGACTCTGGTGGTATACCTAAGTTTTTAGTTACAGGCGTTATATAAGATTTTTTATATATTTCTCTAGCTTCATCTTCTGTTATATTTTTCATATCTGAAACCGAAGGAGTTTTACCAGTATACTCTTCATATACGGGAGCTGAAATACCAAAATTAGTTCCTACTAAATCTCCTGCACTATTATAGTTTCCTTTATCTTTAGAGCTTATTTGGAAACCGCCTTCATGTTTTAGTATAGTATTTAAAACTTTATCAGTATTACTCATTTCTTTACTTACTGGTGGTACTATATTAACTGTTTTTAGATTCTGTTGACCTAACAACTCTTCTTCCCTAAGTTGGTCTCTAATCATAATATCATTCATTAGGTCAGCCTCTAGTTGAGCTATAGCACCTTGTTGTGAGAACTCAGGAGGGGCATCTAAATAACCAGCATCCATTACAGCCCTTTGTACATCTTCCTGTGTATACGAAGGAGTACCTAAATAACCAGCACCTCTTACAGCTTTCTGTACATCCTCTTGGGTATATATATCTTCACCGATAATAACAGGTTCATCACCTAATCCGAAACTAGTCGCCATCTATAACTTCTCCATCAATTACGTTCTCTACTTCAGTAACACCCGAAATAGTAATGTTAATGCTAGGCTTATCTCCACCACCAGAACTAGCATCAAACGAAGAAAGTGGCATAAGTCTATCTACTAGAAGTTTCCAAGCAGCAGCTTGATGTTTATGCTCATCATCTAGTGCAGCATCTAGTATAGTATCTAAAACCTTACGAGACTTGGGAGACGCTAGAAGCCTAGCCTTGTACTCATCCATTATAGCCTTATCACCCGGAGGTCTACCGGGAGGTCTAGCTCCTTTCTTTTTGGACTGTACTAATGCTTTAGGTGGTCTACCTCTTTTCTTAGGGACTTTAACTTCTTTCTTTCTTTGTTCCGAGTAATCAGACAATACTACCCCCTTAAAGGATATTGCTTATAATGTATCTTAGTAATGTTTCCCAGTAGAATAACTAATTACTAATAATTAAACCTAACTGGGTAATATACCTTAGAAAGGTGGTATTATATCATATAT